CGGATAGGGAATGGGATATCCGCCCCCCCGACTTGCGTCGAGTTTTACGGGTCCCAGTGGACTCAACTGTCCGACATTATTTTCGGGTTTCTCGCCATCGTCAAACGTGGCGGGACCCCCTATGGCCTCCTCATTTATCCCAGTTGATTTCTGAGATCCCCCGAGCAGGGGGGTCGTGAATTCTGACTCCAATCTTCACACGCGGGCAAGGCCCTCAGCAGCTACCTTCCAATAAAGGCTTCCCCACTATCATCACTGACTGGTTCTACGGCTACCTCAGGATCTAACCTCCACACGTGTTACTAAGGGGACCGACAGACGCGGATAAGTGACTTCATTAAACGAATTAACTTACCCTCTTTTGAACGAAACCTCATTTCTTTGGCTCGCTCATCAAAAGGAAGAAACTCCTTCAAGGCCGCCAACTCATCACTTACCGCCCACCAGTCCTGCATAAACGAAATAATATCGCGCATGCATTCATGGTTCCCCTTCACCATCTCCTTAGCGGTTGGATCAAGATCGGTAACCGGCTTAATTCTTCGCCCTAAATCGTCCAAGGAGTCCCAGATCGCCACATATAACTTACGGTAGATAACCGCCCACCAGTAAACATCAAACCCATCGAGGGTTAATGCCTCTGATTGGACGGCTACCATCGAGGACCGACACCGTTCGATCTTTTCAGCTACAGAGGTAGTCACCTTATCCCGAATACATTGGTAAACGGAAAAAGGGTCGCGAGCCTCAAGATTCAATGTTAAAGAATCTAACATCTCCTCCCAAGAACCCACCGACCAGGGAGAATTCCCTGGAACCCTCAAGACCAACAGCAACCCTAGGACTCGACCACCAAGGCGTGGGAGCGGACTGGTTATCCGCCCCTGAGCCCGATACCCGAAGCCTGCGGCACGCAAGACACTGGAGAGCTTAGGCTCCCAAACCACCCCCAACTTCCTAACTAGCTCAACCAAAATGGGAAGATGAAACTTCCCTAAGGCGAATTCTAGTAGGGAGACTGGAGATGTGTCCTTCCCTTTAAGGAAGAACCGCTTGGCGAATTCACAGCTACCCCGACCCACAAGGGTCTTAGAAACTGAAATTCGGACCCCTAAACCCTTCAATATCTCCCTATACCGCAAAGCGACTAAGCGGTTTGCAATCACCACATCGTCTCCTAAAATGGCATAAGCCGAAAACCAACCTGTCTTCCCTACCTCCCCCGCAGCACACTGGACGATCATATGATGAACCAGAGCCAACATCGCCCAAGAACTATAGGCCCCCATGGGTTGACCTACCGCATAGCGGACAATTCCACTACGAGGCGTTCCCGCCTGAACCTCGATAGATTCAAACCGGTCCGATGAGAGATCGTAATGAAAATCACGATTCCTCAATAAGTCCCCCCACAAGGATCCCATCTCCCTTGGGAGAAGTTGGTTCAGTAGAGCCACTTGCACCTCCCATGGCACTCTATCCGTAGCTGCCTTCAAATCGAACGAATAAAAGACCTCATTAGGAAAATCCTTAATCAGCGCTCTTACGGGAGCCAACTGATTAAAAGTACCGTCTTGAGGTATCCGCCTCAATATTGAAAACAACCACCGATGAAGCGGACGCAAAATAATTTGCGTCCAATAGTCTACTATAGCGAAAACTCGAACCTTACCAGGTTCTTCCTTCACTCCAAGCTTTCCCAATCGGCCCCCGTCCCCCTTCAAGGGTTTGGATCTCCTAGACGGAGATGAAGCCCACAATAAATAAATATCATCAGCCTCAGAGGCAAGCCTCTCCATAACACCTTTAATGGAGATAGAGTCTACCATCTTTAACCACGTAACTAGTACCCCCCAGAGAGGATCAGAGATCCAAACCAGGGCGTCGTACCAGCACATACCCAGAGACGTACAATTATTCCGAGAGTTGGGCCCAGAGGTCCGGACCGAGAAATACTCCACCCGCAAAGTGCTCTTTACGTCAGTCTCCGATAAGGGAAAAACATCCCATGTCATCAACTGGCGCACAAAGTACTCAGCGTACCTTGATACCCTTCTCACCACCCGGGGGTTACCCTCAAAGGGAGCGATAATGGTATCAACGCTAAACACCCCCCGAAAATCCAGAACCCTGTACAAACCAAACAGGGATAACCAAGCTCTCACTATTAAG